CTCTTATCTCATCACCATACTGATTCCTAATTATGCCCTCAGTACCTTCGGTCTCAGTATACATTAAAATATATTTAGATAGACCTCCTTCTGAGAAGCTTAAGTTATACTTATCTTTGTCATAAATAAACTTTGTTAACTCTTTAAACATCGGATGGAACTTACAATTTTCTAAAATGGTAATAGTCCTAATTGAATAGTAATCTACACCAGATAAATTGAATGATCCGAAGTCAACGAATTTTTCTTGGTATACTAACCTGTTTAAAGCTCGGTAAACAGAATAGATTCCACCTTTTATACCCTGATTGATATATTCTACGTGATAAAGCTTCTGAAGATAAACAACATAATCTGAGCTGATATGACTCTTATCTTTATTAACTTCTAGACCGCAATTAACAAATGATGAAATTAATGAAGTAATCTCTTCTTCAGAGTTGAGGCAATAAATACCATCATCTCCTAAAACTTGAAAATTATCTTCAGCAATTAAACCAGTATCAATAGCAATTTCAGCTTGCACAGTACTACCAATTATATTCGTGAATGCAGAACCTGATGGTATTCCGTGTGGTCCTTCTAATAAACCATCTGGCGTAATCAAAGGTACATTTGAGAAATTATGACTTATTTCATCAAAATCAACCTTATAGTTACTCTGAAAATATGAACTTAGATAAGTGAAGGCTAAGTCAGAAAGTTCAGGACATACACTTGTGTCGAATGCGGAAAAGTCAACGCTCAACATAGTTCCACTTCTGGCGTTACAGTCTAAAACGAACTTGACTATGAAAGGATCAAGATCGACTGGCCCTTTGTAAGCTAAGAGCCAAGGTATATTATTTTTAAAATAATCAAGAAGGGGGTAAAAGAATCTAGCTTCGGATAATACTTGAGCACAAGCAATACCCCAAACTGACCTTGTCTTAAGCATTTCTTGAGTTCTAGTGTAACAAACGGAAGCAAGTTTCAAACTCAAATCGTATTTCAACAAATCTGGTTCTTTAACATATCTATCTAAAACGGGACCTTTATCTGTCATATTGCGAAGACCTGAAGCGGTAGATCTTTTCATGCGTTTTGCAGCATTAGCAGTATCTAATGGTCTAAGCCTATTGGAACCGTCGTTTGTAATACCTTTAGGTAGCTTGGAAGGAGTAATAGGGTTAAAAGTACCTTTAACACCTTCCTTTGTTTGAGACCACGGTTTAGCTAATGATCTAGGTGAAAATTTAGCTAACTCGCGTTCTTCAATCTCTAAAAGAGAAGGAATCAAC